GCGGAAGCAGCGGAAGCGGTGGTGCAGGTGGATGTGGTGGTGGAGGTACAGGTTGGGATAACAATATCATTGGAAGTAGATTGTATGCAGGTGGGGCAAATGTTATGAATGATGGTATTGGTTTTGCAGGAGGTTCAGGGTATAGTGCATTTACAAATAACATACTTTCAGGAGGTGGTGGCGGAGGCATTGGAGGAGTAGGTCAAAGTGCTAACGCAATACAAAAAGAAGGTGGTAATGGTGGCGATGGATTGATTTTTCATATTAAAGGGTATGCAGAAGTATACGGTGGCGGTGGTGGTGGCGGTGAATGGGCTACTTATACAACCAATCCTGCAGGCCTTGGTGGAGGTGCAATCCTGAATGGAACATTTGTTCGTGTTGGTGGCAGTGCTTTAAGAAATGCTGCTGACATAGGGAATGAAAATGGTAAACCTCATACAGGTTCTGGTGGCGGAAGTGGGAAAAACACTCAAGGTGGTTCAGGAGGGTCTGGCGTCATTATTATCCGATTTTCAGAAGATAATGATTTGAGTATGTATCTAGGTTGTAGCAATATTTTGGATGTTTTTGAAGATAATCGACCATATTCTCCAGGGGTTGCATATACAAACACATATTTTTCGAGCAATACAGGCAATGCTAGCTACGCCATACCTTCTATCTTAAAGAGTTCTGCTGCGAACAAAGAAGACTTTGATAATCTTATCGCAGATGGTTTAAGAACTAGCAATTATGAATATCAGTATTCGTCCAACATCAAACAGGTAGATGCGAATTATTATGATAATCATGAAGCAGATGTATTGCGTCATACACAATTTATATTAACTCAGGTATATACAAATGTGAGACTATCGAGCGGATATTATACTTTTGTCTTAGATTTACAGAATGAAGTGTCTGCTGATTTGGCGATTGGAGATTTCAATGCGGCCTTCTATTACAATCCGCTGAGACTTAATAATCCATTGGCAGATGTGACAGCCAGTGGCAATAAGACTACTGAATACCCTGTGTATATGGCGGAAGGATATTATAAAATGCATTTGAGATTATTACGAACTATTGCAAATCGTAATAATAACTACTTTATAGCGAAATATGCATATAATGCAGATTGGCAGGGTCCATACTATACTTTGAATAACAGTAATAACATATCCTATGTACCTTTTGCGACAATGCAGAATACTAGTGTAGCAGAGTTCAGTCATCTTTATATGATGAATAATAGTGTCATCTACAGCACAAGCAACGTGTATAAAAATATATCCAATTATAGCTATGACATAACTGAAAGCTTTTATGCAGGCAATAGGTATAGTTCCAACAATGTACTATCTTTACAGGAATTCAAGATATTCGATCATCCCACAATGGGTTCAGACTATAGCATAAATAATATATTAGGTGTTGGGAAAGACAATGGCGTACAGATATCAACTGGTAGAGTTAGGGCCAATCGGTGGCGCGAGACGGCCGAACAAGGATACATCTATTACAATGAAGGGAATATTGGCATAGGGCAAACAGATGTGAATGCATCGCTAGAAATATTTACAAAGACTTCATTGAATTATTCTCTGAAGACCAATCATCCGATTTGGACTAATTTAGGATTGATTTCTAGTTCCGACGAACGCATTAAGAAGAATATGAAAGATGTATCAGATAGCAAAGCTCTTGAGAATATTTTGAAAATAGAACCTAAGAAATATTCCTATATTGATAGAGATGGTAGCAACATCTACGGATTTATAGCTCAGCAAATTAGAGAAGTTGTACCAGAGGCTGTTTCCTTACAGACAAGTTTTATACCCAACATTTATATGTCTGGTGTGCTTGCAGGAAACCAAATAACATTAGCTGAAACGAGCAATTTATGTATAGGAGATAGGGTGCTTATCCTATGTGGTAGTAGCAGATATGTAGAAAACTGTGTAAGTATATCAGAGTCCATAAATGTATTTGAGATTGAGAATAAGGCTGGTATCCATGATGGAAATGTTTTCGTCTATGGAACATTGGTGGAAGACTTCCATACTTTAGATAAGAGTTATATATATACATTGAACGTCTGTGCTTTGCAAGAACTTTCTAGGAGATTTGAGGATATGCAAAGGCTATATTGTAAGCTACAAGATATAGATGTGGTAGAGACTTTGAAGTCGGATTTAGAGATTATCAAGGAAAATATTGAGCGACTTGATGACAATTTTGACAATGCTATGATAGATAAAATAGAATTATTGAGGACGTCAAACAGCGAACTCATGCAGCGAATGAATACATGCGGGTATCTTGTAAATAGTACAGTATTTCAAGAGCTTGACAAGCTGCAAATGGAAAACGACGAGTTAATATGTGAAAAACAGAAGATAATGTCAGAATATGATGGATTGGTTGATACGCTGCAAAATCAAGTAAACGAAATAAGCACTATCAAGACGATTATGCAATTGAATGGTCTTCAATAAAGGGTATAAATATTTAATGTAAGTAATAATTAAGGATATTGGCACATGACATCAAGATGTATTTATAGAAATAACAAGGCATTTGCAGTATGCAGTAAGGTGTGCGGACCTGACAGCTGTTTCTGTATGAAACACAAGAATATGCAAAAACAGGTTTATGAGATTTTTTACAATATTATCGGGCGCAAAGAAGACATACATACATATGATATATATCAAATCTTCAAATATATGCAGACATGTGCTGATATAACCGAAGAAATGCAAAAACTCCTTTTCATAGAGGTTCTAAAAAAAATACCAAGAGGAATATTGTCTGACATATTTTTGTTCTATTTTGACAAAGGAGTAAAGGGCTGTAAGGGCTCCAAAGGCGTATATGATAAGATATATAAGTTGAATAAGAAGACCTATGAGATTGGTGATGAAAATGCATCAAAGATACAAAAGATTATGAAGCAATGGTTTGTGAAAAAGATGATGGCATATGATGTAAGTTATGTTATTAACAATGAGGACCCCTTCACATATGATAGTATCGATGAAATAGATAGGCGAAGATTATTTGTATTTAAGGAAGGGAAAACGGGGGCTTATGCATTTGATGCAGTAGAATTGTGCTATTTCGTAGAAAAATGTAAAAAGGAGGGAATTATATGCTACAATCCGTTTACCAGGAAGGTGTTGGATAGCATCACATTATGTAGGTTAAATATGTTTATCAATTATAATGGTCTAGAGAAAAAGGCAGAATATATGTGGCAGACAGAAGGGCAAGCTTTCACTGATTTATCCATGGAGATAGAAAAGCAGGGTTTTTATAATAGCCCTGATTGGTTCATGAAGATGGATAAGAAGACCCTGATAAAAGTCATCAAGCTTTTCAAAGATTTTTCGGGGGATATTAGAGAAAGCCAAGGATATTTTTTGGAATTCAAGAAAGACACATTTGTCTTTGATTTTTGCAAAGAAGGCATTCGATTGTTTTCAGAATGCAATGAAGGTTTGTATATATTATGCTGCAATTTTATCAAGGCGTTGGCAATGTACTCAAGAGACTTCTATATGAATATGCCAGAATGGTTGGCAAATATGAATACATCATCAAGGATAAGTGAGTATGCTCGCAGCTATGGAACGGGATTTAATATGTATAATGGGTACAATGGGTACAATAGTGATAATTTTTTGCTTTATTATTATGTAGAGTATATGCAATGAAATCTTCTATCACAAATACACCAGACTTTGTCTATGTTCCACCGCAACCTCTTGAGGTCAGTACAGAGAAGAATGTATATGATGTCTATATTAGCAAGTTCAAGACTGCTATTTATGGAACACTATTATTTATTGTGCTTTCATTACCATCTGCATATAAGATACTAGATATCATAGGCAAGTTGATTTCGAATAACATAGAAATTGTAGATAGTGAATATGGTGAGCCTATGCCTCTAGGGCGGGCTGTCATGGGTTTGTTAGTAGGTATTTTATTATTCTTACTATAGATAGATGGTGGCAATACTTGATGAAGTTGCCTGTAGGATTTGCGGCGTTGATTATGATAAGTGTGATTTGTCTCTGACATATCTTGCTGGTGTGAAAGATTGCTTTGGTGTCTTTGTATCTGTGAAAAAAGATGGAGCAATATACAGTTGTCTTGGGTCTTGGACGAACACTATTTTAGATAAAGATAGATTATATTACATGATTATGAACTTATGTCAAAGCATTCGAGATGGCGAAGACCCTAGGAGCTTGGGGCGATTGAATAAGCCTTTTACAGTGAAATTGTATTTTATGGTAATGCCTTTGATACAAGTAGTTCCAGATGACTACTTTGATAATGAAAAATATGGATTGATTGTATACTATGAAGACAAGCGGGCTACATTTTTGCCAAACGTATTTGGAAATGTAAGCTGGGATGTTATCAGTAAATGCCTGCTAAATAAAGCAGGTATTGATGAGAAAAAAAATGTTCTGTATAGTGCTTATACAGCTGAATGCATTCACAAGGATTACATTGTAGTGTAAGTGTAAAAAATATTTTTTTTGGTTTTTTTATTATTTGAATAAGAAATTAGTTAGTAGTAATTAGCACTTAGCGACCTTCTTGACAGCCTTCTTTACAGGCTTAACAGGTTCAGGAGGAGGCGTAGGAGGTCTTTCTTCCTCATCTTCTTCAGGCGCTTCTTCAGCATCCTCTTCTTCGTCTTCCTCCTCTTCTTCTACTTCCTCCTCTTTAGGTTCTTCCTTCGGAGGTGCAGATTTTTCTACCTTAGCTGGTTTTGATGGAGGAGGTGCTACAGGCGCGGGCACAGGCTTCTTGAGAACTTCTTCATCAATGGAGATGTCATCCTCTTCGTCATCATCACCACCGTCTTCAGCATCACTATCTACAACGAATGCAATCTTATTGATATTGTTCTGCTGGAACTTTCCAGAAACAATCTTCCACGAGACACCGAACATACCGCCAGCAAACCAGATACCATTGAGCTGAATGATAAGTTGAGCTTTTCCACCCTTGAGGTTCTCGAGAATGGTAGCAAAGTTGACTTCATTATTATCCATGTCATATGCATCAAACTCAAACTTATCTTCCTTTGCATTGTATGGGATTTTTACCTTGAGTGTGGGAGGATATTTGTTGAGAATATTACCTGTGACCTTGTCTTTGTCGTGACGAATAATAGGGGTAAACATACTAGCAAGGATTTCCTTATTGTTTCCATAGTTGTTTTTGAACCAAGCCATTCTTTGGTCGAAAGCATCTGAAACAATTTTATCTTCAAGTTCCTTTAGCTTGTTGAAGAATGTTTCAAGTTTAGAATTACTATCCATACCACCAAATGACAGTGTCAAGTCAAATTTCTTCTCATCTTTCTTCTCAGTATCAGCGAATTTCGAATTATCATTGGTTCCGTAAGGAAGGCTCATAACAGGTGTCTGAACGAATAGTTTGGAACCATTATGATTTACATAAACTGTTTTGGCACCACTCTTGAGTACCTTCACTTCTGAATACTTGATCTTGCTGGCGTCGATTTGCTTGGGGAGGAGAACGGACATAGTTGTATTGTATAACTTGCTTCTTCTTTATATATATTTTTGTAGAGTAAACAATCATTTTTTTTCGTTAATAAGAACATTTTTTGATATTTTGATATTCCTATTATGGGTATAGTAATAGAGATTTGGTAATTTTTGGCATTATTGGCATCAACAATTCCTTAAATACTATGCTAAAAAAAATGATAAGAAGGCTACACATTGTGGAAAGTGTAGACAAGAAGATATGGTTGATTATAAGACATCAAAATTACAAACTCTATCTATATTCATTTAGGTAGTATCCTTTGGCATGTGTAGATGCATAGCAAGACGATGAATAATGTCCTTCGCGACCACATCTAAAACATTTCGATTTCTTATATTTGTTTCCATACACATAACAATCTTCATCACTGTCACTGTCAACATATGTAAAATATACAGTACTCTTTTTTTTACATCTATATTCATGCTTTATATATGCTGTTTTTGTATCAAAATTCATACTACATATACTACAACACAATTTGTTAGACGTACAATCTTTCGCAAAATGCCCTTGTTTTCCACAAGTAAAGCATCTATCATTAGTTCCATTACTCATTTTGGTAAGCTGTTCTTTTGCACCTTTATCTAGATTTACTTGTGTATATGAGCCACCTCTTACATTATCTACGCCATATTTATCCATATACATACGCGTATATTTGTCCTCGTCATAATCATCACAATCTGGTATGAGTGCTTCGAGACTGACAGGCTTATACAATCTAGTCCATTCAGCCCCCTGAGAACTGAAATGGTTCTCTAGACGAAACTGAGGATTGTTTGTCTTACCAACATAGTATTTGTTCTGTTGTAGCTTGATGACATAAATATAAACCATTTTGATGATATATTCATTATTAAGACAATCAATTTTTATGAGCTAATAGGTCTACATAGAACTAAAAATAAAAATACAATTTATGAAAACTTTTTGAAAATCAGAAAATAATTTGATTATGCGCTACGCTGCTCTTTTTGAGGTTTATTATATCTTTATATAAAAAAATGATTGTCATGATAATGATATTATGATATACATAATGGCTGATACAACGGCTTTCACAATTGCAATAGATAGCATTGAAGATTATAGCAGGTTTTCGTGCGAAACGATTAAGGCTTTATGTGCCGTCAATAAACAATGTCGTGATAATCACTTGATTGCGCTCATTTACAATAAATACAAGGCACAGCACATATTTGACACATTCAATGATACAGTAATATCGCATGTAATAAATGCAGATGACGAAAAATACAAAAACTTCTTTCAATATTTATTGAATGTTGTTATACCTATGCAAAATCCTCAAGTAAATTACTGGATTATGGATATGATAATGGCAGAATACAAAGAATTATTGTATAACATCTATGATTATAGATCTGATGCGTGCGGTACTTACGACGTGGAAAAACAAATATGCCTTGTATATGACAATATCATTTATGATAAAAATAGTACTCTAGATTTTGATATAGAATATCACAGACATAATCCAGATGATATCATCTATGATAAGGGTCCATACAGATTTTTCGATAGACTTGAAATCTGGGGGTGTAAGATAATAGAATACAGGGAACCAATTCTGTATGAATAAAATATCCTATAATGTTATGAATAAGCTACCGAATATATCAGATTATAGGGATATATCAATCATACCCTATGTACTTTTAGGAACATTTCTAGTAGAACTTGTAGTAATTTTTCTTGTAAGATACATTCAATTGGGTGGAAAATCATTGAATATCTGGTATGATAAGTTTAGTCTTCATGCAGTCATAGCAAATGTATTTATAATTTTGATTGTTATTATATTAGCACAGATTGTATACACACATTTTGTCAAGCCATATTATGGTTGGAATCCAATAATCTTTATTTTGATAGTAGTACTCATTCAAATTATACATCATTTAGCATTATACATTTTTGTCATTTTACCAATACCAAAAGGTCATAATAGCATTATGGATTTATACAAAATTTATGCAAAAGAAATAGGAAGACCAATCATTATTATAGATGCTATTATTATAATAAGTTCTGTTTTAGTCACAATTGCTCTGCAATACCTGCCTGTCTATGTAAATACCTTCATTGCTATTTTAGCAATATACATATTGCCATATATATTGCATACAAGACATGCATATTAGGGAGAGTACATAATTTTATTTTTTTATGATTTTCAAAAACTTTCTGTCATCTATATTTTTAACTTGATTATGTACTATTTACATCTTCAAGCATATAAAACCATAACACATAAATAATTATTGTATACCATAATGATAGAATTAAAGGACCATAATGAATTACCAGAGGGTTGGTGCAGGTATGAGAATACCTTAACAGGTTATAGGGTAAATCTCACTTGGAAACAAAGCATACTCTCCATATTTGACAGGAGGCATAATGAGTTCTGGATGATATGGAGTGAGATTGCACCTTTACTTATATTATCTCATATATCAATATGGTATCTATTATCTGAAAAGTTCGCCAAGCTATCAGACTTTTACAAGGCACTTACTGTAGGCGTTCATTTTGCCATTTTTATCACAAGAGTATGCAGCAGTTATTATCATATTTTTAACTGTGTTTCATTGAGGCTCAATCAGACACTCATAAATATGGATCTCATGGGTATCTGTCAAGGTGCCTTAGGCTCTCCATGGTTCATTGCAACTCTTATGTCTACCAAAAAATATACAGAAGATAGCTTCCTGATATACACATCAGCCCTCTTTAGCAATTATATTATGTGTATCATAGTCTTCGGATTCTTGCTTGCATATCCTAATAAAAATGAACTACTCTCGCAGATTTCTATCACGCTTTTGCTTATTCTAGCAGCTATAGCAAATGCTCCGTTAATTGTCATAGGCTTGAGTAATAGCTTCCCTACACCACTAAGAGCTGTATGTCTATGTGGAACATCATCTTTATTTGTTGGATATATGATCTATGTTTCACATATTCCTGAACGCTTCTTGCAACTTGGTGTAGCAGATGGAAAAATATGGAATAGCCATGTCATCTGGCACAATTTCGTCACTTTATCTCAAATCTGTTTCATGAGTGCAACTATGATTTAGTTAGGCATAAATATGTCCTGCTTTAATTGAGATATGCCAAAAATTGATTCTTAGGCGTCCCCTATGTAGCAGACCCATGGCAAGTTCAATTGCAACAAAGGTGAGTAAGCTGAAGAACATCATAGAAAGGCATCCGAATGCAAACAAGATAGTATTATTGGTATCTGAAGAGGTTCTGTTTTGGATTTACCATGACACATCTTTCTTACCTAAAATAGAACATAAAAACAAGACTAAAGATACGAAGGCTTACAAAGATTTAGAAGACAATTGGGGGCGAAAGGTAACAAAAGAGCGCAGGCCCGATTTGTCATTAGAAGGTCAATGGACCACAACTTTCGGACAGTATATTTGTGAGGAGTTATGCTTGTTGCAAGGCAAGAATGTATCAATCCCTAAAAAGAAGCAGGGTATGGAACCAGACAGAGAGACTGATGATGCTATCATTGAAGTAAAGACACAGACCTATTATACAACAGGCACTGCAGGCGAAAAAATACTTGGATGCCCTTTCAAATATAGTGAAGTTCCCAAATTATACAATAAGCCTCTGAAGATATTATGCATAGGTGGCGCAGAGGCTATTTGCAGAAAGCAATATGGTAATCTCGAAGGACCTAAGCTTACAGATACAAAAAGAATAATTTTGGACTTCTATAAGAACACTCTGAATATAGAATATATAGCAGCTACAGACATATTGAATGAGCTAATTCTTCAACATGACCTGGCTAACTTGAATTTGCAATAAGGACCTCGTTCACCCTGGATTCCGGTTTCTTGCTATTGATGCAACGTTTACAAGATATAACCTTTATTTTATACTCTGCATTATCAAAGTGTTCGTGTAATAAACTAACATCTGCATTACTCATAACAAACCTTATATTTTTACTATGTATGTTCTTGCATAAAGCAAATAGCCTTTTATGATTTTCTAGAGTAAAGCCATCACTTGTATAAGATACAAACGATGTATCTGTTTCTGGTGCATAGGGTGGGTCAAAATATACGAAATCACCTGTATACACATTAGCCAAGAGTTCTTCATAGGATGTATGGACGAAGACAACATCTTGAATAGCGTCTGATACCTGTCTTATATGTTCTTCATTATATATTGCAGGGTTCTTGTAATTCCCGAAAGGAACATTATAGCCATTGGGCCCTTCTCTATAAAGCCCGCGAAATCCTGTCTTATTGAGAAAGATAAACATTGCTGATGCAGACGGTAAAGTTCTTTCTTCAACAGTCAATGAATTATATTTACTTCTTATCCAATAATAATAATGTTCTTTGGATGTTTTACAATTAGTCTCTATTATTCGCTTCCTGTCAATATCTTTCAATTTAGTATCAGGGCACTCTGCATATTCTTCTGATAATCTTTTTAATTCGGATATGACATTATCAGCATCAGTTTGTATATTCTTATACATAGCTATCAGATTTGGATTGGCATCGCCAGCATAAATATTCCCCCTTAGCCTGATTTTACCTGCATGACAATAGGATAGAAATCCTAGTAGCACACTTCCGCCACCTAAAAATGGTTCATAATAATTATCAATACTTGCTGGAAATGCTGCTAAAACCTCCTCCAATATCTGTGTTTTACCACCAACCCACTTGATAATAGGCTTCATAATGGCTTGTATATTACTTAGAATGATAATTATATGTCAATTTTTATCACTTATCTTATTAGAAAATGCCTGACGTAGTAGTAGGACACTACATAGAAGTGATAGATAATTCTAGAAACATAGGGGCTATAGAATATTATTACGATGATGATAATAAAAATAATATTATTTTGAGTAATCTATTTGTTGATGATAAATATAGAGGCAAAGGATATGGTAAAATTCTAATATTTGTTATGTTTCACCATCTGAAGTTCAAAAAACTACCAGTTGAAAGTGTTTCTCTTGAAGATGCTTCTGATAGAACAGTTACGCGTCATTCAATTTATTATAAACTTGGTTTCAGAATAATAGATAAAGAGGATGCTTCTGCTATGAAGATATTTTTCACGAAAGATAGCAAAAAACAAGACCGTCTCAGAGAAGACTATAAATTACACCATTATCAATATAGCAGGTCTAGATCAGCAGACCCTCCTATTTATGAAAGTATACATGAATACCTAAATAAATATTATAAGGAATTTCATTTACTTGATAAAGCAACTATCAACATTTACAATATTTTGCAAGAAGGACATAAACAATATAATAAATTGAATAAAACTATATCGATTGAAGCAAATGAAATTGTGAATAACACAGTCATGCAGAAAAAATTCAAACCTTTATCATCAAGGTCTAGTAGAACCATAAATGATGGAACAAGAACTAAAACAAAATCAGTTGCTAAACTAACTAAAGCAGGATGCAAGCACTTATCCAAATCCAAGGTTATCAAACTCAGAAAACAACCTAAACGAATACCATAAACCTATTGCTTCCATTTCTTACCGCAGATGAGACAGTTCATGAAGAGCGTCGAAGCCTCATCTCCAGAACGCGTCTGTAGCTCATAGTAACTGACTTTCTTACCCTTGCATCTAGAGCATTGTATCATGTCTGACATTGCGACCTGTTTGACCTCGTAAGCAGCCTTGAACCTCAGCTTATTTTTCTCCACAATGTCCTTCCATCTTTCAGGGAAGATATCTTGGCATAACATATATGGCAGCATATGCGGCAAGAATTCCTTATGTTTCAGCATCCTATCCTTCAAACTTGCATTGCCAATATAGCTGTCTGCTTTGAGATTGGAATAGACAGACCTCGAAATGTTGAAATAGGTTTCTATAAACATCTGGCATTTCCACGACAGCTGTATTTTGAGACTGTTTGCATAGTCAATGGCGGCATTGAAGACGCCAATTTCTAGGTCTGTCGCTTCCAATTCTGGAATATCAATATTTTGTATTAGCATATTCTTGAAATCCTCGCGTATTTGGTGCTTATTATGTTGGTTTTCTTTTGCGTCTTCTTTAATATCTGCAATAGCAATACTGCTATATTTCTCTATTTCCTCCACAAGATTATAATAAATGTATTCAATAGATGCCATGGCTACGGCTATTACATAAGGTTAATAATCATTTTTTTATATGCAATACAGGATCTGATTACTAATAGAATGTCTTATACTATTGTCTTGTATATGAAAACAGCATGTTGATAACCCATCACTCTGTTTCCAGTCGGAAGAACTATATGAAAGTGATATGGTCCCTTTGTATTGAATACCATATGCAGTGTAAAATGCAGTTGAGTTATGTAAATTGATAACATTCGTATGCTTCTCGTTATCATGAATATACCATAATGATACAGGTGTGTCGCCGTAATAAAGCGTATAGTCTCCTTTTGTAGGCTGTGGGTTTTCATTTACCTTGACATTGATATACTTCCCATCTGTGTTTTTCAAGTAAAAGCTCCTTATACTCATCTTTATGTGCCAATAGTAAAGTTGGAACGAAACTATCATTTTTTATCCATGATACACTTAAAAAATGATTGTCATAATATATATAATGGTAAATATCAAATAATGCAATCACTAGACCTCAGGAAATTGACGTCTGGAATATCAGATGACACATTCAATGTACTAGAAATCTTTGTATGCAAAAAAGCATCCAATGATACTCAAATAAATGTTAGAATACCCAACATTCAAGACGACGTCGTAAGAAATATTGAAAGTCGCTTTAGCAATGCAAAAGATACTACTTTCAAAGCATATTATATGCGTGATAAAATATATACCTATGAGATGGGAAATGACAATCAAATTGTCTCATCAAAACATCATGTGTTATCTCAATATATTTCAAGGCCTAGAAAATCACTAGACCTCTTTCTTATAGCATCAAAAATTGACAAGTACCCCGTATATATATTTCCCTGTACGAATGAAATAGATCATATTTGTGAATATACCATACGCGAATACAAGATTAACAATAGGGTTTCTATTGTAATTAGGACAGAGGAAGATTTTCGCTCTGTCTACATAGAATATCGCCATTCGCCTAATGTTGATATTGACAGGATGAATGAGACAGTCAATAGGTTACTGAAAATCATGTAAAAACCTTCTTATGGCAGCGAAAAAAATGATATATAGATTATGTGACAATATTATCTAAAATATGAATAATTTTGTAGACTTCTGTAGTTATTTTAATAACGATAACAATCAGAGCATGCGCTTTGATGAGCTAGCAGCATTCAAAGATTACTATACTGCATATAGTAGTTATCTTGTAGCTCGCAAATATAACTTGGATGATATTAAGAAATTTCGCATGAACTCTGTCATAGATTATTTTATGCAAGTCAACATGTTGGCAGACACTTGCAGGGGTGACCTTAGAAAGTATTATCTAAAGCACATTAGTGACGTATTTGATAAGACATTGGATCCTCCTAGATGCCCTTTCTATCTTGAAGAAAAGTATACAAGGGAGGAACAAAAAACAAAAGAGTATGAAGAGCAAACAGACGAAGTAAAACAACATTACAGAGAACTTGACGCGAAATATAAATACTTTGCAGAATTGAATCATAAGTTAACTTGTCACGATGAAGATGATGATAATATGAGTAGTTCTGGAACCTATCAAGAATATCATGATTATGCATCAACTAGTAGCGAAGCATATGACAATTACTATGATGAATATTCCTATGATGAATATGATAATGATGCATGTGATAATGACAATTACGATGATGATGAATATGATGACGACTATTACTAGACCATATCATCTACGTCGGGTCGCGAAATAAAAGGTGTATAAGGCGTATATGGTATGTCAAAAGTATCTGATGTAATTGTTTGGTGTATGTCTCGAAGGTAATATGATGTAGTTGCGAATGACATTCCTAGGTCAGCGAAGACTTCTATAAGGAGCATGTCAATCTGCGAAAGAAAAATAATCATATACATGAGCCAATCAGTCCAATGATAAAGGACACTAATAGATACAATGAAAAATACTTCTTTTTTTATTAGACTGCTCTTATCAGCCTTTTCATCCTGGACGCTATTGACTATCCAGGGATGCAAATAATTTGCGTGCAATGTGCGGAAAATACTATTTGTAAAACAATAGCATATTATGATGCAATACTTTGGGTACGTATCTATACAAATGCCAATAATTTTGAAATCCTTGTTGGGTCCAATTTGGAAGAACGGATTTTGTAAAGATGTAGGGAACCCATAGATAAGACATGCTAGTGCAACATATACTATACATAGCCATGCTACAAATATTTTGGATATCAGATAAGGGTCCATTCTATACAATATACTATGCATTATTCATTTATGTATAGATATAAAAATGCCAGCATAACAGTAGATAAATGAAAGAGACAGAATGGTATAGCCATCTGTTGACCGGAGGGTTATCACGAGCAGTTGCTGTATTCTTCATGACCTATGAGACACTGAAACACTATTTATGATGTCTTCTTGGTTGGTTTTTTAGCTTTAGCTGCTTTAGCTGCTTTAGCTTCTTTTTTAGCAGGCTTATTTTTGCGGTATGGCTTTCGTATCATAACTCAATGATGAGTTTGTCATATGTCTTATCATCAACAAAAAATATGATTTCTACTATAAAAAAACTTTTTTTTATGCTAATAATAAATATTTCCTTAGTTATCGCAGCCGCAGTCTCCTCCCTTAACCTTCTTAGCTCTCTTGGTCTTTTTAGGCGACTTGGGAGACTTTGGGGACTTAGCAGACTTAGCAGACTTCTTGGCTGTCTTCTTAGCTGGCTTAGGAGACCTGGGCTTAGTAGTCTTTTTGTCCTTTACCGCCTTGACTTCTGTCTTGAATCTGTTGACAATTTCTACACCATTGATGACGCGCACTAAGGGCTTAGCGAGCTTGACGCGGGTTGCTACATAGTGGAACTCCTTCTTCTTGCTATCTACTGTGGTTTCACGGAGGCAAAAAGTAATCTTGCCACTGTTTGAAGCCTTCTTGAAGAGCTTAGTAGCGGCCTTACGGGCAGCTGATGAAGGGGTCTTAGATACATATCTGCCCCCTGTTTCATTTATACTAGAACTTTCGACTGTGTAGGTTTTCGTCATGTTTCTAATATACCTGCATAAAATTTTTTGACATACCCGTTCATTTTGAAAGAATTTTTATCTACATCTATGATTTTGATTGAATGCAAGTTCTTCGCCCGAGTTAGAGCAGTATATGCCTGACCTGCAGCAAATATGTTTTTACCCAAATCCAATTCCAATGCATCTATTGTCATCCCTTGTGCTTTGTGGATAGAAAGTGCATAGCAAGTTCTCACAGGCATATGACTAACAAACGAAGTATAGCATTTTTTCAGTGGGTCAAACGACTTCTCATCTACATCCTTGAAATATTCTATTTTGAATGCTTCATTGGCTACATCCTTCATGATAATGAAGTCATCTCCTAAATGTGTTATGACACCTCGCTTGCCATTCACTAAGCCCTCTGCTACATCAATATTGCGTATAAGAATAACCTGTGAACCCATTGTAAGTTCTATATCAAATGAGCTGACATTCCTCATATCAGTACTGGGCTTTGCCTTGTACGTCCTAAACTCATTACCATCTGCTTTTAGCTTAGCAATCTCTTGTATGTTTATTTTTTCCACATCCACATTTACAGGATATAGTTTAGTAGGCTTTATATCCTCCGGAAACTCCGTATCCTTGAGGCTTTCCAACACTTTCATAATATTGTCAGTGCATTTACCCTTGCGGATGATTTGCAGCATCTTCTGAAACAGCTTGTCTTCACCTTGTCGGATAATTTCATCCAACATAACTATCCTAATATCCATAGCTTCCCAAGATTTTGCTAAGAAACAATAATGTCCTTGTACGGGTGCCAGCTGACAGAAGTCCCCTATGAGTATGACTTGCACGCCTCCAAAGGGAACTATTTTTAGGTCAGGGTTCTTCAGATGGCTTGCCTTGATAGCACCTAGGATTTCTGATATTTTGTCAAATAATGCATCATCTAGCATAGAGACCTCGTCTATGATGAGGACATCTAGTTCTGCAAGGGTTTTGGACGTATTGGGGTTCTTCCGTATCCTCTTTATATTCTCCAGCAAAGTCCCTGTACCTAGACCAATCCCTAGGAAAGAATGTAGCGTCTGGCCGCCTATCAAAACTGCTGCAGTCCCTGTAGTGGCAGTCATAGCATATTTCTTGCCGCTATCTTTCAGGGTTTCTATGATATGCTTGATAGTAAATGATTTGCCAGTCCCTGCAGGCCCTGTTAGCAATATGTTCCTACCTTCAGCGACTGCATTACAAGCATCCTGCTGCTTTTTATTCAGCATCTTTTCAATGGTAATACTTTACAAAAATGTTATCATTTTTTAGATGACAATAGAAAAAAGTTATGAAATGTATCAAGAAAAATTGTTCCGAAGAATATGCCAATTTCGATACATATAACCAAAAGTTCGCACAGCAGATAAGTCAGGTTAATTTTGACTTCTTAGATAAGAAAATCAGTTTTTCTGAATCCAAAAAAAGAATAGAAAGGCTAACACTTGAAATGCTATCACATCAGAGCAGAATTAAATTAGGCGAATGTCAGCTGAAACATTGTTATAATAATACACACAAAATGATAAAGAAAGATTTACAAACATATAAGAAACAGCTCGAAGGTAAGTTAGCACTTGTAAAAAAACTAACAAAGATGCTTGACAAAAAGTTGACTACCAAAAAAATCCTGAAATATGAGGTTGAGAAATATAAGAAACTTTAAGTCTAGTCATTAAATTCCAATGTTATGGAATTAAACATTTTAACCTTGTATTTATCTATTAGAGGGGGGTACGAACATCATCTTCTTTTATAGAAGTGCAATTTATTTTATTCCAACAATTATTTACCACTGATGTAAATCTTGATTTAAATGATGTTGGGTTGCCTGTTTCATCTTTTTCACCTTCTTCCTCATATGTTAATATAATACTAGAAATGTTATTATTTATATCAGCAGGTATTATTTCAAGATTATATACGACATCTTTTAAAACATCATTTTCTGACCATGAACTGTCCATTACATATTTTATTAAACCAGCGTTAATTTTATGTTCTGTTGCATCATCATCCTTAATTTTTATGGTTATTTCTAAATTTTTTTTTCCATACAAAAGTTTTCTCATCTCAACATGTGTGCTATTAGTTACATCTTTTTCTTTAATTGCTCCACCTCTTATCTTTCTTTTACGCAAAAAACTCTTATAGGTTATATACTCATTATCTGACTTGATATATAGTATTGGGTTTTTGGATTTGCTGTTAGCCTTGACAAAGCGTATTCTATTGCGTCCATTGACCTTTACAGTGTCATATTTTTTATATCCCCCCCCCATTATGCTATGCAGTTCTAATATTACAACAGATTATAATTTTTCAATGAGTTTGGCAAAGTCCGACTTTTTCTTATTGTAGTTTGAGATGAATATATTATTTTTATTCTGTAGTTTGCGGATGACTTCGTTGTGATACTTTTCTTCCTTCGTAGGAGGGTATTCGAAGAACCATTTTGCCAAGGTACACTTACTGATGATTTTATGATGATTATAGTCATATTCACGACACATATAGAGAATAGCACGGGCTATGAAGCCTCGCGAAGCACTGTTCGGAATGAACTGTTTTTTCTTGTGGTTAACATAGTTTCCAAAGTCCAATTTTATCCAATGTTTCTTTTCCTTCGCATCAATCATATCAGCATCTACAAACTCGTAATTTGATCTGTTAACATTCAATGTGTTGATAGTCCGGATGACATTATGCATGTCATTGGCGTGCTTGATACTCATATGCGAGCGTGGAAAAATATGTTCCATTGAGTAGATGCTACTCTTCAGTCTTTCATCAATATGGAAATCTTTTTCGAGATAAATAGACGGCATTTTGTTATCAAATATAATCATATTTCTCACAATATTCGTACATTTGATAGTATGTCCTGCACGAGAAACCTCTGTAAATTGCGTCAAAATCATACTTGTTGTAATTGCAAATCTTACAATTTTTGTGAATAGCCTCATCCAATAAACACAATATTCTTGTCTTTATATCATTTTTTTATTTTTATTTAGAAAATATTCCAAAAATATATCCACAATATATAGATAATGGAAAAGAAAAGAGATAAGAATAACAATATAAAAAAAGTTGATGTAAATGGCAAAGTAAAAGTAATTTATTGCAACCCATCTAACAAAAGAGTTGAATATGTTCGCGCAAACAGTCAATATATCAAATTAATTGATTACAAGAAAATGCAAAAGAAAACCAAGAAATATCGAGGGGGGGGGCTGGCATTCGGATACCATGATGATATTCATGAAATGACCAACTCAGAATTTATTGAAACAGTGAAAAGAAGAACTATAAATAATGACTATTCTAAAGCATATAATGAAGTAGTCGATAATTATAGGTCAACATATCCGGCCTACAAACCACCAATGTTTTCTAGTATTAACTGGGATTAAATAGATTTTCAATAACATAACTCCTTAGCATTCCCTGCATATAAAGTGCTGAAGAACTTGAAAATGTTCTTATGGATATCAACATTCTTATCACAACGATATTCTGTTAATAGTTTTTTAGATTCGAAATCTCCATGAATCCAATAGTGTACCATAACTGTATTTGGCAGATATGAGGCATCTTTCAGCATCTGCCAGTCACTCTGTGAAGAAGATAAATTATTGAATTTCAGGTCATTGATAGGAAACACAAGGTCCCTATTTTCAATAATATGCACTTCATTCTGATAGTTGACATAAGTTTCAATAATGCTCTTCAAATAAGAGCCTCCGAAAATATCAAATTGCATGAAAACGGATGGACCATTCCGCTGGAAAACACCTCCCATGTTTTGCAAGGCGAAGCCCAGCATATTATTATTTTTATTTGCAGCGAAAAATGCATTGCAAATATAATCAGTTCTATTGTAAAGCTTCATCGTCTGTGCTCCAGGCTCATATGTAACATAGAGTTTATCTTCTGACAATTGCAGACCTTCAATAGGGTCCTTCATAATCAGCATATCCAAATCTGCGTAAATCCCACCATAATGATGAACTAAGACAAGCCTTGCGATGTCACCCTTTTGCACTCCAGTCCTGGTGGCTTGATAGACTTTTAGCAAAAATGGATATTCTCTAGCAATCAGGTCTACAATTTCATCATCCGTCCATAGACAGAATTCATAACCAGGAATCATCTTTTTGTTTTCTTCAAGGATATTCTGCAGAATATCTGGCAGCATCTTATCCTTCCATGTCTGATGTATAATTTTAGGTATCATTTGTTGCTTAGTTATACAAGCCTATATCTTATATACTTATTTTATGCAAGGCATTTGCTATGCTTATACATCTCGAAGACAGCACCTGATAAGTAGTCAAAAACCACAATTGTGTTAAAGAGCTTTACAGAACACAAATCAAATGTCGGGAGGTAGATAGAAACCACATTAAAATTGCCAAAGACATTCAGGGCCCACATGAACTTGAAAAGAATGGTATAGATGCCAATATTTAGCTCTGGTTCATCAGGAAGTTTTTGTATCAGATAATCTTTATACATATAGGCAGGCAAAATATGAATGAAGAAATTGATGATAAAATATTCTAGCTTTATCATAAAATTGTGATAAGAGCCAATATTCAACAGGAAGGGCTTTGCGTTATCTAAGATGCCAAAAAGTACCCTACTATCATACAAAATAAAGAGATGATATATGCAGAATATTTGAAAAGAGTTTAGAGCCAGGAATTTTGATAAAAAAACATTATCAATTTGATAAAAATTATATAATACAGAATTGCAAGTAATCATAAATAAGTTCCAGTTGGTATATTGATTTATCTTCCTTGATATTGTTTTATTGTTTGGATTATTAATTACGGGCAGATATTTTACACAGGGCATAAATACAAACATGGTAATCAGGAAATTGTTAAAAAAAGCCATCTCACTATATTCTGACATTATTCATCTAAAACTAATATATAAACATATATTTATCTTATATATTGCGCGCATACATTTGTTCCGATTTTTCCTCTCAATTGAAAAAAAATGATTGGAACAACTTAAATATATTTGTTCCGCGCAGAGAGACCCCAGATACCATGACTACGCTCGCTTCTGTGTTTCCCGACATCTTTGCATATGGTGTTTCACAGTACATCCAGTTGCAGGATTTGCAGAAGCTCATGCTCCTGAATAAGGAATTTCATAAAATGGCGAAGCGCATTGTATATACCAACTATGATAACATAGCTATTCTCAATCGTTTTGAGAGCGGCATGAATATCAAGATGGCTCTGAATGGTATCAGGTACATAGATATCATCAAGAGCTCTGTGAATTACCGCGCTTTCGACCAAATAATGGATGTAATTGACACCAAAAGCAATGAAATGCAAATTGCCAAGCTTGACCTCGTATTCAATTACACTATTGCTTGCAAGAAAATCTTCACCAAAGAGCTCAATGAAGATATGCAGTTGGTACAAAGACTTACCATACAGACGCCCATATTCGAGATCAGTGAAACATCCCATCAGGACCATGATTTCAGAATATTCCAATTCCTCTTGTATCTCACGGTATCCTATATGCATGGCAAGGCGGGGCTGATAGCAAAGGCATCTATAGTGCAACAAATAATACAATACTTCAACAGCTTGTATATGTTGCGACTTGCGGCTATTTGCAGTGAAGAAAGTTTCGCCAAACTTCAGAAGCTTTCCAAAAGCTCAATAGACTCTTATAACAACGTCATGTTATTGAAGATGATGAGGAACAATATCCACAAGTTGGATATCAACCTGTATGATGTATACACTTTGTACTTAGGAGAACTCATGCGTATAGCATATACTCGGTACATACCAACTTCAGCTATCAACGAACTCCAAGACTTCAACACACTTTATTTGAAGTCTTATTATCAATATGTGAGTGGTGATAAGCAAGTAAATACGATTGGAACTTTACTTGAGTTCGTAGCAGACAGGACATACTTCAGGCGTGTCAGACTGCAGCTTATTGCCATGATCTTTCATTACATAGCAGACATTGCCTCTAACAACATAATAGCTCCTTGCTTCATCTCAACCTACAACAAGTTCTTCAAAACAGTTCTTGATAGGTGTGAATTCCTTGTGGAAGAGCTGCAAACCAGCTCTGACTACAGGCAAGAAGTTGTTGATGTCGTAGTCGATATCCTCAACCAAAGCAAAGCCATAATCGAAGAAAACACCTCCATGTGAATAGACATAATAATAAACTAAACTTCAAAAAAACCCAAAAAAATATTTTTTATATTGCATACAAAGTAAGGGAAAAATGTCTGCAAGTACCAATGAAAATGATATCCTCGAATAGCAAAGAAAAAATGATAGATAATATACTCAAAATAAACACCAAAAAATGAAGCAATACTCAAAACTCAACATCATGATGACCGCATATCCTTACAATCTAAATCATTTACTACCCATGATGTATGGATTTGACTATGGTTTCTTTAGGCCACACATAATTGCTCTCACTGGTTCATCCACATCTCATAATACTCGAGAATGTATTACAAGACATCTTGTGAAACAATATTCCTATCATAGGCTAGATTTCAATGACCCAGTCAAGACCATTACCAAGGAGCTATTCAACTATACCGAACAAGAAATGAACTCCGAAAAATTAGATTGGAAATACAACATAACGCCTAAACAGGCACACAATTTCATTGCAAAGGATATTATGCAACATAAGATACAAGAATTGCTCCCTGAATGCGACAAGAGGTTCTTAGCACAACATCTTATTACCCGCATGCAAAAACACGCACGAGATAAACGTTTTATCATAAGCGACCTTCTGCATTATCACGAATATCAAGAGCTAGCGCGTTATGACCCTTTCATCATCAGAGTTGATGACAAGAATAAAAATGAAGAGGAATATAAAATGATACCATACAATATCAAAATACTAGATTGTGGTTCCACAGATGAAAAGAAAATTGTCAGAAAACTCAACTACGAGTTCCAGAAGTTATCTGAGTAACTCTCATCCTTCTTGTGTCATAACTCTTTTGATAAAAGCTTCTAAACAATGTTATCATCTGAATATGGTAAATGTATTGCACCCAGGCAATTTTCGGCGGATACACTGTCTCCCATATCAACACACATACTGAATGTAAAATGCATAAGGCAAATTGTAGCAATTGTGCTTGTGTTATCAATTTCTTATATGGATTATTGTATCCCAATGTAGTCCAGAAATCGTGTGAATACATAATCGCGTGTATGACACAGTTCATCAAAGCGCCAAAGGCAGCTGTTCCATTCCCATGCCCTACATAAAGCAGGCCTCCCCAAATGAGGCCAATCGTTGCATGATGATATACATGCAAAAATGACAATTGGCCTCTTTTTTTCCTCAAGATAATGAAAAATGTATCCAAGAAGTCCAAATATTTCGACAGATAATGTAAATAGACGAAACGTTCCAGTACATGACTGTACTGGGTATTCAGACCAAATATGTTCTGCAATGTAGAAAAATGTCGCAAACCATAGATGATATATATATTCAACGCAATCTGCAATACATTATATACCTGCATAACATTTTTCAGATGACACGCATTCTTATCATGCATGTAATGTTTCAATGCAAAAATAGATGTCAGATAGAATATCATCATTCCTGCCATAAATTGAGGAGATACAGATATTTCATAAAGCTGCATTGATTCGGAAAAGTTCAAGAAAACTTATAAGTAGTTGTATATATCAACAGCTCAGAATCTTATATTATTTATCTAGCGGCGATGAGGTTATTGTCATTCCACAATATTCCACATTTTCTTTCTTAAAATCCTGCTTGACATAGATCCCTATATTAATGGCTTCTTCTAAAATCCATCGAAAGTTGTTCCAGAACTCATCAGTATGTCCTATACTCTCTGTAGATAAATGAGCTAATTCATGCAAAACTACAAACATCATTGTATTTATATCGACTAATTTATCATTTGTCCGCAAACATAGTACAATCTGTTCGCCCTTGTTGATAGAGTAGCTGGTATACCCCGGCGTATCTACTCCTTCTTTCAATCTTTCAGGTTGGAAGTTCTTTTTCAGCATTGCTACGCGATCATCTCCACTGCCATATACCTTCGCCAGATGGTCTACTAATAGAACAAGCCTCTGTCTGATTTTTGCAATAAGGTCAGCCGCATCTTTGGCATCTTTCTTAATTTGCACTGTGTATTCCCTGTCATCTACATCACTCTTGATATTGATTAGTCCTTCATTAATATAATGTTGATGCAAAAAATATATTCCAGCCAATGTTAACACAATTATGATAAGACCTTCTACACCTATTTCCATATCTACTATTGTAGATAAAAAAATGACAATAGTATTTAACATTTTGTTTTATTAACTATAACTATGGAGTTTCCTAGAAAACCTTACACACCCATTGAACCCAAAAAAGACAGTCTGGAGTTTCAAATAACAGACCTCTATATTCCTGAAGCAGACAAGAATAAGGAGAAGGATGATGATGAGATGTATTCTATCTTGATTTATGGAACGTGCAAAAATGGTGCAACAGTCTGTGTAAATGTTGACAAGTTTGTCCCTTTCTTCTATGTCAAGCCTCCTGAAAGCTGGGAAACATTATCTGACACTGGCTTTGCAGCGAAGGTAGAAGATTTCAAAGCACAAATGATGCATGGAACATATAGATGTAGGTTCAAGACGGAAGAATATGACAGACGCATTATCCCTCGACGTCTGCAACATCACTTTGACGACCTATCAATAGTCCATAAGAAGGACTTCTGGGGATTTACGAACAATAAAGTATTCCGCTTTATGAAAGTCTCCGTGAAGTCGCAACAGCTCTTTCATTCACTCAAATATTATTTCAAGGCTATTGAGAAAGAAGGCTTCAAACTTTACGAGAGCAATATTGAACCCTTCTTGAAATACATTCACATCCAAGGAATAAAACCTTGTGGGTGGGTTCGCATAGAGGCCAAGAAATATACCATTGGTGATGATATCAGCAGGTGCGATTATAACGTTCAGGCTAGATATGACAGAATACATCCCATAGAAGTCAATCAGATAGCACCACTGATTATAACTTCTTTTGATATAGAGTGTTCGAGTAGCCACGGTGATTTCCCTGTGGCTATCAAGAATTACAGCAAGGTCGCACAGGATTTGGCTCTGGTAGTGAAAGCAGGCTATGAATATGACAAAGAGTTCCTTGTGAATTGGTTGCAGAACATCTTCATGACTGACATTGTAATAGACGAGGAAACAGACTTGAAGATTAACAGAGTGTATAGCAAGAAGAAGATAACCAATGAATTCATTGCAACCATTCCCAATCTGGTGGAGCCTATTTTGAAGGACATGACTGCTATTCTGGATAAAATTGCTGCGTCTGTAGCCAAACATGTAGCATGCGAAGATGCAGAAGAAGAGGATGATGATGATGACAAAGGTAAAAAAAATATGACAGTGCGTGAAATGAATGAGGAAGAAGATAAACTTGCAAAACTTCTCGACAAGGTCTTGCCTCCATTAGAAGGTGATAAGATTATTCAGATAGGAACTACAGTACACAGATATGGCTCTGACGAAATCATTTACAAGAATATTATTACATTGAATACTTGTAATGAGATAGAAGACTGTGACGTGGTTGCTTGTAGAACAGAGAAGGAGCTGCTTACAAAGTGGAAGGAACTTATGAATAATCTGAACTCAGATATTATTACAGGATATAACATATTCGGTTTTGATATGGAGTATATTTGGAACCGTGCGAAAGAGACTGGTATCATTGATGAGTTCAGTATTGGACTAGGTAGACTTATTACAAGGAAATGCTCTCTAGTAGAACAGAAGTTATCTTCATCTGCACTTGGCGATAATATTCTCAACTACCTTGATATGGATGGTATGGTCCTCGTAGATTTGCTGAAGGTTATGCAGCGCGAGCAGAAGCTTGACAGCTACAAGCTTGATAATGTGGCAAGCATATTCTTGGGTGACAAAAAGAATGACCTGAAGCCTCAGGAAATCTTCGAGAAATTCAGAGGGACTGCAGAGGATAGATGCGTTATTGCCAAGTATTGCATTCAAGATTGCTGTCTAGTAAATAGGCTCATTCACAAGCTGAAGATCTTGGAGAACAATATTGGTATGGGAAATGTCTGTTTGGTACCTCTTAATTATTTGTTCCGGCGAGGCCAAGGTATCAAGATCTTCTCTTTGGTAGCGAAGCAATGTATGGATAGAGAAACTCTTATTCCTACTATCAAGTCATATAATGAAAATGCAGATTATGATACAGATGGCTATGAGGGTGCTGTAGTACTAGAACCTAAAGAAGGTATTTATCTCAATGAGCCTGTTGTAGTCTTTGATTATGGTTCTTTATATCCATCTTCTATGATTGCCAGGAACCTGTCTCATGACACATATGTATTGGATAAGAAATACATGGTACATGATGACCCGAATATTGAATATATGAAGGTCTGTCATGATATATACGAAGGTGTTGGAGACAAAAAGAAGAAGACTGGAGTAAAGGAATGCATCTTCGCCCAATACAAAGATGGTCGCAAGGGCATTATACCAGAGATCTTGAATATGCTCCTACAAGAGAGAAAGAATACCAGGAAGAAAATAGAATACCAGACTGCTATTTTAAAAGATGGCGGTGAAGTATTTGGATGTGCTGTCGAGAAAGATGATGTAATTGAATATCAGAATATTGATACTGGAAGTAAAACGGTTGTGAATAAATGTGATATTGTATCTGTAAAAGATACTTATGGCAGGTTCGAACAGGATGTATTTGATTCCCTACAGCTTGCATACAAGATTACTGCAAACTCTTTATACGGTCAGATTGGTGCAAGAACTTCTTCAATCTATCTGAAAGACATTGCAGCATCCACCACTGCTACTGGTAGAGAGATGATTATGTTGGCAAAAGAGTTTGTAGAAACAAACTACAATGCAGAGGTCATCTATGGGGACAGTGTTATGCCTTATACACCTATAACATGTCTATTGGATGACTGTAAAATTGTAGTCAACACATTTGAGAATATTCATGAAAATGAGAATGCATGGACTGAATATAGACAATTTAAGCCTAATGATACTGATAGATTTGACAAGGAGCAGATGGTGCCTGCCAATATGAAAGTATGGACGCATAAAGGCTGGGCGCAAGTCAGGCGTATCATCAGACATAGGACTACAAAAAAAATCTATAGAGTATTGACACATACTGGTCTTGTAGATGTCACGGAAGACCACAGTTTGCTAGATAAGAACTGTCAAATTATCAAGCCATCTGAATGTGTAGTAGGGCAAGAACTGTTGCATTCACAACCTGTTATCCCAGAAAATACAAGCTCTTATTCAACAGAAGTTATAGATACGGATAGATTGACTGTAGGTTTGAAATTCAGCAGTGAAGATCAGGTATCAGCACAATCCTATTATATTGTATTACAAAATATGGGATATAATGTGTATACAAGTCTAATTGATGATGAAATTCATTTGACTTATTCAAAGGAAGCTTATATCAACAATGTGAATTCTATTCAAAAAATACAAGTATTGCACGAAGCATATGATGGCTATGTCTATGATATAGAGACAGTAGAAGGGGTATTTCATGCAGGTATTGGTAACATGATATTGAAGAACACGGATTCTATCTTCTGCAAGTTCCCTTTGAAAGATGGAGAACAGAATGCAGTGTATGGCAAAGATGCTCTACCATATGCTATCAAAATAGGACAACATGTTGAAAAGAACATAGTACAGATTATGCCAAAGCCACAGAAACTGAATTATGAGAAATGTCTGTACCCTTTCATACTGTTTAGCAAGAAGAGATATGTGGGGAACTTGTATGAGACAGATGTGAATAAGTTCAAGCAAAAGTCTATGGGAATTGTCCTGAAGAGACGTGATAATGCACCCATTGTCAAGAAGATTTATGGAGGTGTCATAGATATCATCCTGAATAAACAGGACCTCCGTTCATCTATCGAGTTCTTGCAGGAGGAGCTGCAAGACCTTGTAGATGGCAAGACACCTATCAGTGATTTAGTTATATCTAAGAGCTTGCGAGCATCTTATAAAGACCCTTCCAAAATAGCTCACAAAGTCTTGGCAGATAGAATTGGTGCAAGAGACCCTGGTAACAGGCCTGTAGTGAATGAACGTGTTCCATTTGTCTATATCAAAACTGATAAGCCAAACGCATTGCAAGGAGACCGCATAGAGAACCCTGAATATATTGTGGAGAACAGATTGATACCAGACTATCTACACTATATAACAAATCAGATTATGAAACCTGTGTTGCAACTCTATGCATTGTGCTTAGACCAGCTACCAGGTTATGATAAAAGTGATGAATATTGGTTGCAAGTAGAAGAAGGGTTGCTTACTAAGACATTATATGCAGATGATACGCGAAGGAAAGCGCGAATTGAAAGCCTCAAAGTTATGCTTGTAAAAGAATTATTGTTTGACAGGTTCATCAATATGCTTTGTGAACCTAAGAAGAAACGGACATTAAAGCCGAAAGATACAGCAGTTATCACAGTCAATCCAGAAAAGAAGCCTAGGACTACAAAGAAAAATGCTATATCTGCTACTGCGGCTACTGCGGCTACTGCGGCTATCACTGCTACTGCTGCTATCACTGCTACTGCTGCTATCACGGCTATCACAAAAGCTACTATAAAAATTACCAAGTCCAAAGAAACAGGAAATATAGTATCAGAAGCACATGTGTTAGATGGTAAGAAAAAAGTTTGGACTTATTCCAATAATATCAAATCAGACAGAGACACAGAGTTGATAAAAGTTATTATTGCATTGATAGAACATGACAAAAACACAAAATATATTATTAAAGTAAATTGTGCTCCATTTGTGAAGGATTACACTCTGGCTCTTGCAAAGTATAATGAGATGGTTCGGAACAAAGAGACAGATGTAGTTGAAAATGCCATCAAAGACCTTGATGCTGGCAAAATCAAGGACATTGGTTCAATAAAGAAATACTGGTCTTTATTGGAAATATCTGATAAGTTTCAATTTGAAGTAAAAGCAGGCTAAAGCCTAACGGCCTAGTCCCTAAAGGCCCTAGAAGCTAAATGAAGAATCCGAAGATGTATCTGATACATGTGTTGATAATTCTGCGGGGGATATATATTCGTAATTTGATACACAAAATCCATTGAAAGAAGAACTGGGAGCGTTTGTATATGAACCATAATTTTTTACATAGAGCCAGTCGCCCACTTGCAATTCAGGGTATTCTATATCTTTGTAAAGTACATCCATGCTATCGCACGTTGGTCCGAAAAATGTAGTTTTGAATGTTTCAGAAGTTGTAGTAGGAGATACCTGAAGAAGCTGTGGTACTTGATGATCGTAATGAATACAATTGAATGAACCATATACACCATCACCTAAATAATATTTACAACACGAGCCTTCTTTTTTCTTGGCAATTACATTGATAACCAGCGTGAGCGCAGCTTCAGTAAAGAAACGCCCGGGCTCTGCTATAAAGGTTATTTTATTAGTATCTATCTTACTCTTGAAGAAACTATGTTGTGCTCTTTTTATATTATAACATATTTCCTCAAATGATACATCTCGTGTTAGTCCAGAAAAGCCACCTCCAATATCTATGATGGTTGGGATTAAGCCGTATTTGGTAGCTTCTGTGTAAGCAAACCTGCAATCTCTGATAGCTTTATAATAGCTGATAGGGTCTTCGCAACCGCTGCCAACATGGAAACTGAAGCCTGCTAGATTTAGTTTCAAATAACATATTTTTTGAAAGATGCAGGCTATATCTTCTAATTTACAACCAAATTTGCTGTTGAACTTGCATTTGCTATTACTATCATCTACACAGATACGTAAAATGAGCCTTGCATCCGGATAGATAGTGTGGATTTTATCTAATTCTTCTAGACAATCAAATGTCATTAGTGAGATATTATTTGATTTTGCATAGGATATATGAGAAGGAAACTTGCAGGGGTTTGCAAAGATAATTCTACCAGGATCATTGACTATATTCATGATGGTCGCTAGTTCGGTTTTTGAGGCACAATCAAAATTGCATCCTAGTTCCGCTAAGAGCTTGATAATCTTCAAATCAGGATTGGCTTTTATGGCAAAATAAGGTGTTATATTCGGTAAATTACTTATCCATTTATTGTATTGTTCTGCGACTTTGTTAAGGTCTAAAATATAAAAAGGTTCATTTTCATTATTTTGTGATATATATTTCTTAATAGTATCTAAACTGCTTGTATCATAATCATAGCCATCTTTCATCTATTTTCTTTTTTGTATATATTTTAAGCTTATATATTTTTTTATTTCTTTGATATGTCAAAAGGATGTGTATTTTTTACTCTAGAGTCTGTATCCATCTGGCAAAGTGATTTTGCAAATGTTTGTGATATGTGAGAATTTTATTGATAGTATTAGGAGACTTTAGTGCAGGATATTGATGGATAATATTTTTTCGTATTTTTTCCATATCCTGCATTATTCTTACAGCAGTGGCTTGATTTTCTCCCATATCAAACTCCCTATTGTCAAAGTTGTATTCGCGTGTCAATATTTTGATTAGCTTATCCTTGACTTCCTCGCTAATAGATGAAGGATTGGTAGCTTCAAATTGGGTATCAATTTCCTGTATTTCTTGGGACGAAAGCTCTCTTCTAGAATGTGGAACTGTCTTGCTGGCAAGAGGTCCATATATCCACTTGTAGATATCATCTAGATTATATAGTTTTGAATCCAATAGGATGGCTTTTGATACTGGTATTTGTTGTCCGAAGACTTCATCTTCAAAAGGTACTGAAGGATTGCTCGGGTCTGGTATGTATTCTATACCGTCAATGACAACCATATTTTGGTATGGAAAGCATAAAAACAAATTAGTCATTTTTTTCATATTTGAAGGTATTTTATGATATTTTTGGCTTTTTCCTTCCCAATTTTGTTTATACTGCATAATAATTTTATCTTATCTTCAGGTACAGTCTCGTTTCTCAGGGCATCTACCAGTTCTTGTATACTAGGATAGACTGTTGCAATTTCTTTTGCAATCACATTTGAAATATGTGGTATCTGTGCTAACTGCATGATGTAACAGGTTTGCGGGTCAATATTTTCTATCTTTTTCTGCTTCAATTTCAGCACATCTGTATACTGTCTATTGTCTTCTTGACAATTCACAAACTTATCAGGGTTATCTATTAGTTTTGCTGCTATTGTTAGCAGGAGCGTAGTAGTCTCTGTCATATTCTTTGTAAAAAGAACACGTATATTATCTCGAAACATACTGTGTAAATATGAACCAAGTAGGATGGATTTATTTTGTGAATATGTCTGTGACGCAATGACATTATCTCCTTCAATGATGTATGAAATATCTTGAAGGTTTGCATTCGACAAGAGCCTAGCTTTTTGTTCTTTATACCTGCCATCTTTAATAGAGGCAATTAAATCTGCAGGGGTCTTACGTTCAAATATGTAGAAAATGCCATTATATCTAATATGTATGTCACCAATATCAAGAGGCTCTTGTTGTATGGTTATATACTCTTGATACTTATCAAGGTCTCTATCAGTCAAATGGGTATACAAAGAGGCCTCGCGCGTATCTACTATAATTTGCAACATCCTCTCTGATTAGATGATATAAGTCGTTCAAGGTTTATATCAAGAACTAGTATGTATAGTGTATGGCAGATAATCACAAACAATAACAGGTACTAGTCCATTATATTTTAATTCTTTAAGAGCCGTTATGCGATTATTGCCATCACTTAAATAGTATTGTCTTTCTAATATTTCTTTTAAACCTGAACTTGAATACTTATAGGTAACATCCATATATATAGGGGGTAATAGTTCTTTATTTTTAATCATCTTTTTTAAATCATCAACAGTGATTTCCCATACATCGCCGGGAATTGATTCAATGAATCCTGAAGTTTCACTGTTTGCTTTAAAATCAGTTATATGAAAAAAACACAAAATAATTGCTTTCACATCATTTTTTTCTTCAGTTGAAGTATTATATGCATTAGGATTTAATTTTCCGTTTTTTACATTACTTAAATGGTCAATATAAAATGTAGACATATCTTCTTCTTCAGAAGGCAATTCAAAAATATCTGTATAATTATTGCTAATAGTAAAATCAGTAAAACCACCTCTTGGTAGTCTTGATGATCTTGCTGGTCTTGATGATCTTGCTGGTCTTGATGTTCGTTTTTGTCTTTTATTTCTTGATTTATTAGAAGGCAAACTTCTTTTAGTTGGGTTTTGTTGTTTTTCATCACACTTATCTAAGATTGTTGATTTATCATCACTTATTATAACTTCTTTGTTTTCTCTATATATGCTATCAATTCTCAAATGTAAAATATCTCTGACATTTTTTAAATCTTCTCCTTCAAACTTAGTTGGTTGCGTATTAGAATTAAAATTACATCCATAGAAAGCTTTGTCATTATTTATAAATATCAGAAGCTTATTTTGCATGAACAAACAACCATATGAATATTTTTTAGATAGCTTTTCCAGTTCTTCAGATAGGTCCATTCTAGAATAATATTATAATTTTTTTTTACATAATCAATATCATAGATTTATTTACAACACATAATCTATATCACAAAACTGTTTAAGAATTTCAGACACCCTTATATATTTTTTATGCAATTCTTGTTTTTCTTCAAGGATCTGGAAATATTTGTCAGCATCTGTGCTTGTGTTTAGAGTGTTGCCAAGGTCTTCAATTTCTTTCTCTTGGTGTTTGACGGTTTGTTGGAGGTCTTCTAGTTGCTGGTTCTTTTCTGTAAGTTGTTGTTCTAAATCAATGATTTTCTGTTCGGATTGCCATAGGTTTATATTGGCCTCTTGCAGTTTCTGATATAAGCTGTCTATGATACCCAATAAGGAGTTATAACTGTCTTGTATTGTCATGATACTATGATTGTATAGCATTTGAATATCATTTTTTCGCCATAAGAAGTAAGAAAATGATAATGGCTATTGCATAGACTGTAAGGAATGTCTGTAGCCAAAATAAATTAGATTGTTTCTCGTCATAAATAGTAAAGGATTCCGTATTTGCTATTCTGTATGCATTGGCTTTTTCATTAACTTTTTCTAAAGTTAACTTTATTTGCTGTGCTTCTTCCTTGCTACCTCCTCCACCCATTTTTTTAGTTTCCCTCTAATTTAGATAGAACATGATTTTTGTAATTTAAGTATACATATGACAGGACTTCTGGGACTTTTTGTAGAGGATGTTAATGAAGTCTTTGAAGTGTGCTGAGATATCAGGGGATTTCCTATTGTTGAATAGGAACTGTAGGAATGTACTGGGTTCAATATGGTATTTATTGACTTGGCTCCACAAGCTTTCAAATGCCTTTTCGTCAGCAAAGAATGACAGGAACATATTTTTCGCCTGATACTTATCTAGATAGGATAGCTCAATTTCTAGGTCAATACGACCAGAACGCAAGAGAGCTTCATCAAGCTTATCTGGGAAATTTGTGGTTAGAATAAGGATTAAGCCCTCCTGATTATTGAAGCCGTCGAGACAATTTAGCAGACCATTCAGTGTTATATGATTTTTGTGTGTATCATGAGACTTCCTGTCACTAAAGATACAATCTATATCTTCAATTACGACAATAGCTAACTTGTCATCATCATGTACTGACCTGAAAGCATCAATCATGTCATTCTCCTTAAGTTCTTCATTGATATTCAGCATGCAGATATCTGCATTGCATATTGATGCTATGGAATGGATTAAAGATGTTTTTCCTACACCGGGAGAACCATGAAGTAGGACATTCATCTTGTAAGGAATACCATGCTTAACATAGTCATTATAGCTGTCCTCATGGATAAATGTCATGATTTTTTCTTTGATGCTATCCATCTGGCCTTCCTTTAGAAAAATTGTATTTAAGCCCCTCTTTGGGATGGATGAATGACCTACCCAACCATACTTTGAATACACCTTCTTTTTAATTTTGCCATTCATTGAACCATTAAGTTCATTTATTTCTTTCTGTTTGACATTGATGGCTTTCTCAATAAAATCCTTGATAACTTGTGTATTTTCGGCAGTAAATAAGATTTCTTTTACAGGATAAAGTGATTCCTTATTCTTAACAATGGCTACTTCATTGTTGACAATATAATCTTTGATATGAATGTGAATATTGTCTACTGTATATAGACCATTTTCAGGAATAATAAAGTGAAAGAAACGTTTCTCTCCCTTGTGTTGATAATCCCTAATATAATCCCTGTCGCAATCTAGGTATATACCTTTCATATTTGGCTGTTCTTGCTTGAGAATATCGTAAAGATATGCCAATGTTAATTTACTTTCATCACGATTGGAATAGAAAATTAGGGACATTCTTATGGGTTGTTGTGTATATATTGTGTGTGTAGTTTTTATATGATAAATAAATATGTTATTTGAATGTAGTGAATTAGATGCCTCAAATTTATGTTTTTTATCAAGATAATGTAGATGGTGCTAATAATGATAGTGCAACTGGTTCAGATAATGCTTTCCATTATCAAGATTGGTCTGGATCACAAGATATTAGTATAAATTATACTTCTCCTAAATGGACTAAAACAGGCTATACAACATATTGGTATTTAGATAAAGCACAAGTTTATGAATACAAATTTGGTGGTTGGCAGTTTATGAAAATTGTAAGACGTAATGCATCAGGTGAAAGTTTACCTAATGGTACATATGAATCAGGTTCTCAGATAACATATTATACTTGGAAATCAGAACAATGGAATTATTTCATGATCAAGCATAGTATCGCAAATACATACACAATAAGATTTAGAAATTATTATAATGATGCTGATGTTGTGCTTTCAGATACAACAGTTACTTACGATAGTAGGTTGGTATTACCTAGTATACCTACAAGAACAGGGTATACAGTAACAACATGGTTTGATGGACATGCTTGGCGAGACCCAGGTTTTATTTATGAACGATGGCAGAATACAAGTGCTACTTTTACATTTCGAGCAGATTATAATGCAAATATATACACAATAAGATTTAGAAATTTTTATAACGATAATGATGTTGTGTTACAAAATACAACAGCTACTTACGATAAAAATTTTACATTACCTAGTATACCTGTAAGAACAGGGTATACAGTAACGAAATGGTATGATGGAGCTAATTGGCGAGACCCAGGTTTTACTTATATTCCTTGGAAGAATACAGATGCTACTTTTACATTTCGAGCAGATTATAATGCAAATAGTTACACAATAACATATGATACAAATGGTGGCAATGGTGGAAGTACAGTAGCTTCAACTCCAAAATATGATTCTCCTTTTACATTTGCAACTAATGGTTTTACAAGAACAGGATATGATTTTTATAGATGGCATTTATATCAAGGTGATACATTTATAGGCGAATATACATCTGGTGGAAGTTATGGTACTTGGAATAGAGCTGCAGACCATACTGCAAAAGCACAATGGACTATTAAGCAATACACAGTCATATTCAATGCAAATGGTAAAGGAACAGGAAAAGATGTAACACAAGACTATAATACAAGTGTAAGTTTGCCTACATTAAAAGCAGTAGGATGGGTGTTTCGTGGTTGGGCTACAAACAGTACAGCAACAACAGCTGATGTTACTGAAGCATTCACTATGCCTGTAAATGGTAGAACTTTGCATGCAGTATGGACTGAGAATGCTAATAAAACAGTAAGTTTTTCAGAATTAAAGACAGTTTATGGTGTAACTAATCAAACAATATCTATTAGCGAATATCAAAAATATATTCAAAAACCAGCGAATACGCTTACAGCACTTAGTGGTGATTTCAAAGGCAAAGGGCCTGCACCTCCGTAAGTTTCTCAGCATTTCCTATTGGTAGAAAAAAATTGATTGTTGTTTTTGAAAATATATTCATCGAACAACCAAGAATGTCAGCCAACGCTAGTAGCAATACCAAGCAATCTAAGATTTACACCAGGAACAATCTGAAGTGGACCACGGCAGAGGACAAGAGGCTCGAAGAACTTTACACGAAAGAAAAGTATACCTTCAAGAAAATTGCAACAGACCTTCATAGGTCTCTTGATGCTATCCAAGCACGATTTGTAAAGCAAGTCTTGTGTAATAAATACAGTCCTAGATACCTTCTTGATAATAAAGAAGCCCTTGCAAAGCATCATGACATAAATCTTGACAATTTCATCAAGTATCTTAAATATGCAGGTATCAAGGAACAAGAACCTAAAATAGTTAAAACACGCAAAAACAGAACAAAACATTTCAAGTATGAAATGGAAGAATATGATGATGAAACAGACGATGAAGCTTGGGAGCCTGATACTAGCGATAGCAGCGATAGCAGCGACGAAGACTCTTATCTGACAGACACTTCATCAGATGAAAGTGACGACATGCAAGAAGAACAGCATTATATTCACAATTACATCTTGCAAAAGCAGAAAGAGCGTAAGGAAATGCAAGAGAAGCTCAATAATATCATGAAATATCTAGAGATGTTGAACGAAAAGATTGACAGGCTAGATAAAAAATACAAGTAATATGTAGAATGAGTGATTTAATATCTGTGGATAGGCTCCTATCCGCATGGATATTCATATATGCTGTACTATATATTTTCAGACTTGTGCCTTTTAATCCCATACTACTACTATATATTGCATACAGCTTTGTAATTTATTCTTCATTTTATATATTGGCCTACGGAACAAACATAAACAGGTACTATTTTTATCTTCTCATAAACAGTCTTTTCAAAATTATACCAATTATAATAATACAGAATGACAAGATAACCTCGCATGATATCATGTTTACAGGGGTTTTTGTTTTGGTCTATGTCGTATACATGTCACTAATACGCGAAGACATTGTTTGTACTTACAGAGACCTTGTATTATATGTCATTGATCCAAATCAGGGCAGAGAAACATCAATTGCAAGATTTATCAGAAGCCTACTAGGTTTTTCTGCATAAACCTACATAAAAATAAATCTCATAAAAATTACAGCAGTATATGTTATTTTTTGACATAGGAGCTAATATAGGCGCTTGGACTGTAAGGAATGTAAATCACCACAATAGCATAGTAGCTGTTGAACCATCGCCAACTGCTTTCTCAGTCTTGAAGCATAATATGAATAATCTGCCTTCCGTATTATCAGATAATGTCATCCTCTTGAATTATGCAATAAGTTCAGAACCTGTTATTGATTTTTATGAGTGCAAAAAACATAGATATTCCACTACAAACAAGGACTGGATTACGGACAAGAAATCACGCTTCTATGGCAAAGAGTTTAGTGTCATAAAATGCAAGGCAAAAACATTGGATAGTTTGTTGACCTTGTATGGAATGCCTGACTTGATAAAGATAGATGTTGAAGGTGGTGAATATCAGGTATTGAAAACATTGACACAGAAAGTTCCCCAAGTATGCTTTGAGTGGGCCCAAGAATTTGCTGACATAACCCATAAATGTATCTGTTATCTATTCAATCTAGGCTTCAAATACTTTTACGTACAGTTTGAAGACATATATGACTTTCGCCCGTCAGAAGACGAATACATCAAAGTATCTTCTATAGAGCAAGTAGATGTAGAGGCCATCATCAAACATTTCGCGAAATATGAGCCTAAAAGACGTTTAGATTGGGGCATGATTTGGTGCAAATAGTATGAAAACTGCATTTTTGCAATGACATATAATTTGGAAAAAAATGACATACAATATTATAAATATTATAATAGATAAGATATGAACTTTGAAGAAATCCAAAGCAATCCTACTGCATTTTTGCAAAAGGCTAAAAAGAAGGATATAATAGATCTATTAAAACAGGCTGACGAGGCATTCTTTAACACTGGTGATACAATCCTCTCTGATGATATCTATGACATTGTCAAAGACCATGTCCGCGACAAATATCCCAAAGACCCTTATTTGAAACGCATAGGAGCTGACGAAGAGAACAAGGTAAAGCTGCCTTACTATATGGGGTCTCAGAACAAAATCCGCGATGATGAAAACGAAATCAAAAAGTTTGAAACAAAGTTTCCAGGGCCTTTCGTAATAAGTGATAAGTTAGACGGTATTAGCTGTCTTATCACTGCAGACAAAGGCAAAATTAACATATACACAAGAGGAAATGGAACGGAAGGTCAAAATATCAGCCATATTATAGATATGGTGCAAGGTATCCCTATAAAATCACTACAGAGTAGCACACAACATCTTGGTATTCGTGGAGAACTTATTCTTTCTAAGAAGAGCTGGGCTAGTCTCAAAGAACAAGGAGAGCCAGGAGCAAATGCAAGGAACTTGGTAGCAGGGACCATCAACAGCAAGATACCAAACAGAAATGTCATGAGTAAGATAGAGTTTGTTGCCTATAATCTTCTTGCACCCAAGATGAAATTGGATGAAAGCTTACAGTTCTTGAAATCTTTGGGCTTTAAAGTAGTAAGGCATACAGTTTCACCTCAACTTAGTCTTAGTCTCTTGTCAGAACACTTGCAAAGATGGCGAGATAACTCAGAATATGTCATAGATGGTATTGTAGTGTCTGATAACAGCATTCACAATATCACTAAGGGCAAGAATCCGGATAGTTCATTTGCTTTCAAATCTATTCATACTCACGAACAGGTGGAGGTCATTGTCACTGGTGTAGAATGGAATGTCTCCAAGGATAAATATATGAAACCTATAGTGAAGTTCAACGAGGTTGATTTAGATGGAGTGAAAATCAAGCAGGCAACAGGCTTCAATGCTGCTTTCATAGAGAAACACAAGATTGGTGCAGGTTCTCGCATTATCATCATACGTTCTGGGAATGTCATCCCGCATATATTGAGTGTGTTGGCACCATCTGCGACAAACAAACCCAGCTTCCCTGGTCCAGAAGTCTCTTATAAATGGAATGATACCCATATTGATATCATTTTGCTGGATGAAAAGAATAGGGAACATGATATCAAGAACATTATCTATTTCATGAAGGTACTAGATGTAGACCATATGGGTGCAGGAAATATAACAAAGATATATGATGCAGGCTTTGACACTATCAAGAAGATGGTCCATATGACCGAACAGGACCTTCTGAAAATTGAGGGATTTAAGGAAAAGAGTGCAAGCAATATTTTGACAGCTTTCAAGAAGATTAAAGATGTTGATTGTCTAACGCTTATGGATGCATCCAATTTGCTAGGGCGCGGTTTCAGTACGAAGAAGATTAAGATGATAGCGGATGTATATCCATTCATTCTAAAACATGATAAAAAGAGCCGCAAGGCTGCTCTAGATTTAACAGTAGAAGACCTTGTCAAAGTAGATGGGATTGCTGAAGTAAGTGCATCTTTATTCTTGGATAATTTGCCAAAGTTCTATGATTTCTATGACAATCTAGGCATAAAATGCGTTGAACCTACTGCTGGTCCTGCTGGTCCAGCTAAAGCATCAGGTGTAGCAGACATTCTGAAAGGTAAATCCTTTGTTTTCTCTGGGTATCGAAATAAGGAAACAGAGGCCTATATTGAACGTTCAGGAGGTTTTGTGAAGACAAGCGTAAGTAAGAACACAGATTATTTGGTAGTGGCAGATAAGAATGAGGCCAGTGGAAAGATAACAAAAGCCCAAGAGTTAGGTATTAAGATTATTTCACCAAATACTCTTGAACCTACTGACAAGGTCTGGAAAGAGTTGTTTGGTTCTCCTGCGTCAAAATGATATAAGAAATTGCTTCTATATATATGTAGCTTACAAGCGCCAGATAATATAACACACTAAACGATTAGAGATGCCATCAAGATATCAAGAGATGCTTAGAAATCAACGCCAGAATGAGGAGACTGCCAGAGCCGGTCTTTCCTGGGAAGATGGAGAGGAGGATAGACTAGTAAATATGCTCCTTGATGGAAATGCATATGCGGATGTTGCAAGAGACCTCAAGAGAACTGAAGGAAGTGTCAAAAACAGGCTTTATTCCATTCTCTGTCGCCAGATTGATGTTGGAGACGAGACCTATCAGTCTGCCTATGATAAGTTCAAGGTCTCTGGCGAGGAGCTTGATGATTTCAGAGAGAAGAAGCGCAAGCGTGAAGAGAAATTGCAACAGAGACAAAAAACGAAGAAGACGCGACACACTTCAAATGATACGGCACCTGTTGCTTCCAACAACATCATGACACACATCTTGGAAATTAAGAGAGACCTTGCTAGCATTAAGCAGTACTTCAAGATCCATTGAGGAATTTCAGTAGCAGCGACAAGGTATTGATAAGTGCATCAATATTGCTGATATCATTCAGTATATTATTTAGCTTGTTCTTTTTATCTAATTCAACTATGATAGTATCCTTCTTAGTTGATATTTGGATGTACTTCACATTTGATACATCAATATGCATATTTGCCATGGTAATTTTTTTCAATCCTATTTCTTCAGTATTGATTTCAATAGGTTGTGTATTATTCAACATGAATGTATTATTTGTAAAGTTCAAGATGGTGGAAGTCTTGACAGTTCTCCTGATTTTTCGGAGGCTCAACAAATAATTTTTATATATAACTCTTTCGCTACAAGATTGGCAAATTGTGTTATCATTATGCAAACTCTTGAGAACATTCATAGCAGGTTTTTGAGGAATATTTAGGATGAATGCATCACCTAGTACCAGCGCAATGAAGATAATAGCAAGTGATTGAAAAGAGTAAGCAATCATTCTTTTTGTTCCTTTAGTAAAAAAGAATAGGTGGTATAATAATCATTTTTTCAGTCTAAAAGGGTATAAAAACTGACAGACAAACTTATATAATCCTGAAGGATGGATGAAGATGCCTTATGGAACATGTTTGATGAAATCAAAAAAGAGGCACAAGCTATATCTACGACACCCAATACTTCAGAGGCTTCGAAAGATATGCTAGTATGTTCTTGTGGTTCAGATAATATAGTACTAGAGGAGAATATGCAGATATGCAAGGATTGCAGCTGTATTGTAGGCAAGATGATTGAGAATACAGCTGAATGGAGATATTATGGTAATGACGATAGTCGCGATGGAGACCCTTCAAGATGTGGTTTGCCTACCAATAATCTGTTGCCAAAATCTTCCATAGGTTCTATGATAGGTACATGCTATAAGGATAACATAGACATTCGGCGAATACGTATGTTCCAGATGTGGAATAGTATGCCATATGACGAGAGGACATTATGGAATGTATTTGACAAGATGACATCAAATACACTGAATAATGGTATTCCACAGAAGGTAATTGATGATGCCAAAGTACTCTATAAGACCGCATCAGAAAAGAAAATATCGCGCGGAGATAACAAGGATGGTCTCATAGCATCCTGTATATATCATGCTTGTCTGCTGAATAAAATACCCAAGAGTTCTAAGGAAATTGCGACTATGTTTAACATATCCCATGTAACATTAAACAAGGGAAATTCACGCTTTCAGACGCTCCTACAAATCAATGTATCATCGCCTGAACCCATTGATTTCATATCACAATATGGTAATAATCTGAATATGTCTATAACAAATATAGAAAATTGCAAGAAGCTAGTCAAATTCATAGAAGACAATGATATCATGAATGATAACTCACCTACATCATCTGCGGCTGGCATATTGTATTATTATGCTACTACAAAGAACCTCGGTTATACCAAGAAAAGATTTGCAAAAGCTTGCAATGTATCTGAGGTGACAATCATTAAATGCTTTAAAATCATTAATGTATATAATGATTACATAATCAAACACAATCAACATCTATTTGCCTAGACATATGCTATTGTAACAGTTGCATATTATTACTACTAAAATGAAACAATGTTTCGAAAAATCTGAAAATAATTCAATACTTCGATATATTCTCTTAGCATTCCATGATACCCCTATGTAGGCATTTTGAGACTGAAAAGCAATAGTAGCGTAATAGTTCTATATAACATTATAAAAATAGTACATAATCAAGTTAAAAATACAAATTACAAAAACTTTCTGAAAATCCAAAAATAATTCAATTATGCGCTTACGCTGCTCTTTTTTAAGTCTATGATATACTTTTCATAATCTCTTTTGTAAGTTGTCTTAGCATTCCATGATACCCCTATGTAGGTATTTTGAGACTGTAAAGCATATTAGCGTAATAGTTCTATATAACATTATAAAAATAGTACATAATTAAAATAAAAATACAAATTACAAAAACTTTTTGAAAATCTAAAAATAA